GATGCGGCGACGCTACCGGCTGCGCCGGTTGCGGTTCGCTGGTTCAACGGCACGCTGGCAACTGGTGGTGTTGGTAACTATCAGGCCAATGATCGTGTTGATGGTTCGCTGGTTGTGGTTCCTGGTGCGGCTCTGTGTTTGGCGGTTGTTACCACGACCGCTGTTGGCATGGGCCACTTCACTTGGGCCGAATACCCGATGTAATAGCTGTACTGGCGGGGGCTCACAAGGCCCCTGCTTTCCCCCCTTTCTAGGAGCCTCAATTGGCAAATATCGTAAATCAAACCATCATCTCTGAAGGCACCAAGAAGGCAGTTGTTCAGTTTTACTTCGAGAGTGACGGCAATGAAGGTGAGTTCAAGAACAAGGTAATCTTCAATCCCAACACGGATTTCCTGGTTCCTTACGCCCTCCCCATTGATCCGAACAGCATTACTCAATATCCGGCCCGAAAAGTCACCATCACACAGATGTGGACTTCTGCTTCGTGGTTCGATATGACCCTTTCTTATGAGGGAGCAACCAGTGTTCCTTCCTTTGTTATTGCCCGTGATTGCGACTTCTACATGGACTTCCGCTATTTCGGCGGCTTGAAGGACCGTGTGACTGATGTTCCGACTGGCAACATCCTGCTTTCTACGAAAGACTTTGCACCTCTAGGTTCTAACGGCTTCCTGGTCCTCGAACTGAAGAAGGACTAGCTGTGGGCTTGGCTGTCTTTCAAGCTGCTGGCAGCACAGTATCGTCAGTCACTACCACCCTTGCGTTGGTGGCTCCGGCTACCAACAATGATGACATACTGCTTGCTAACATCTACTCGGCAGACAATGTAGTTCCTACACTGCCTGCTGGCTTTACGCTTGTCCAAGGGTTCAACAACACGATTGCCATGCGGCAAACCGTGGCATGGAAGCGTGCAGCACAGGGCGATTCAGGTGCCACGTTTAACTTCACGGTGGCTGGCACAACCCTGACCTACGGAGTGCTAGTCACATATCGTGGTGCCAAGGTTGTTGGCAGTCCTGTTGGGACATCTACTAACAGTCCCAATGCTCTCTCTGACAACATCACCTTCGCCAGCTTAACACCATTCCCCACGAGCCTTGTTGTGGCTCTTGGTGTCTATGCCCTGAATGGCTGTGCTGCTAGCACGATGAGTCCGAATACGGACCCCGCATTCACCAGCAGAGTTCAGGACAACACAGCCACCGGCACTACCGCAGCCATGTATGTGCAGGACGGTCCTACATCAGGTGCCGCCACAACTACCCTGGCACTGCCCACCACATCCACGGTGGACACGATCAACAGCGGTGTTCTGTTAGAACTGCTGGCAGGTGAAGACCCCGCTGCGGATGAGGGTGGCACCACTCAGGTGACGTATCCCGCCATCAGTCAGACACACCCAAGCCCCACAAACCGAGGTGCTGGTTTTCCCCGGAACCGGATGTACAAACAGAGCAGTGATCCTAACGTATGAGAAGCGTTGGTGGTGTAGGTGAGTACAATGCCCTATGTGACGTTTGTAAATTCCGCTACAAGAACCATGAGCTTCGTCAGCGTTGGGACGGGCTCATGGTCTGCAAGTACGACTGGGAAGCCCGACACCCGATGGATTTCTTTCGGGCAAGGAACGATGTAACACTGCTTCCCTTCATCCGGTCAAACACTAATGACATCAACCTGACCTGGACCCCAGTGTTCACCAACCTAACGGTGACACTGAATGCCAATGAAACAGAACTGATTAACGATGGAATCTACATCCTAAACAGCTTTACCGTGGATGGTGGAACAGCTAAAACCAGCGGTACTGCGACAGTCGACTTCCTCACCCCGAACTTCAACCTGCCCAAGCAGGACGCTCTGAGTACCACCAGCAGCAACGGAACGACAACGACCATGACTCTTCCCACCACAACAGGTGGGACAGGCACTTGTAGGGTGATGACCCGAGAGGCTAAGTTTCTCGGAAGTGCCAACATATCAGCAAGCGCAGCGACCGTAGTGCTGCCAGCTTGGACGGGAACCCGAGGTGGGTTGGTGATTAGCTTTACTTATGGGACTTAACCTTGGCTACTTCTGGCTCCACAAACCTCACCACCACCAGAGATGCAATCATCACCAGAGCCCTGCGTATTGTGGGGGCCTATGGACAGGGTGCAACCCCTAGCACAGCCTCCATCACGGAAGGTGCTGAAGCTCTAAACGACATGGTTAAGGAGTGGCAGGCTGATGGAATGCCGCTCTGGAAGATCACAACCATCACGCCTTTCACCCTGACCGCCACAGAGCAGTACTCCATCGGCAGTGGTGCCACAGTAGATACACCCGCCCCTCTGAAGGTTCTCCAAGCCTTCCGGCGCAATTCTCTGACATCTCCCAACACGGATACCCCCATGTTGGTGATAGATCAACATGCCTACAATCTCTTGACTCCCAAGACATCTACAGGCACCCCGAATCAACTCTTCTACCAAACCCCAGGTACAGCCGGTAACACCTCTGGCACGCAGATGCGTGGGACGATCTTCATCTATAACTCCCCGAATGCAACCTCTGTTACATACGACACCATAGGTCTTGTGGTGCAGCAGCCATTTGAGGACTTCGATGCTTCAACAGATGTGCCTGACTTCCCAAGCTACTGGTTCAATGCCTTGAAGTGGGGCCTTGCCGATCAACTCTGTTCGGAGTACGGAGTGGGTTTGTCTGAGCGTGGTTTCATCCAGAACAAAGCCGACAAGCACAAGAACATGGCTCTCAGCTTTGGTTCGGAAGAAGGTTCGCTGTTCCTGCGTCCCACGACGGAATGGGGCATGACAAGCAGCACAGGCTGAGATGGATCATCCGTTACAGACTCAGCAGGACAGCATACGTCTTGCTCTCTATCAAGAGCCTGAATCTGAGTTGCCTGGAGCCGCCGACAACGGCGCTCTGGGCCAAGCCTACATCAACTGCTTTCCTATTGTTCACAGGAACCAGATCACGGGAGAGACAGAAACAATTGTTGTGAAACGACAGGGCACGGTTGCCCCTGCATCACTGTCTCCTACCATTGCCTCGTATGGCACTTCGGACGACATGGTGTGCATCTGCAACATGGTCATTACCCAATTGTACGATGTGTATGTTGCGGCTTGGTTCGACGGCAACAACAACAAGATTTACATCATTCAGTACCGCCCTATCTCGGGCACTACCGTCAAGATTGGTGAAATTGCCGGGTGTGCTGTCAATGATAACGTCTTCATCACGGAAATCACTAACGGCGACACCCTCCTGCCCGGTATTGCGGTCAGCTATCAGAAGGCTGATAAGTCAAGCGGCACCGGATACTATGCCGTAAGCAGTGCAGGTGTGATGACCAGCTCAAGCCTGATCACGATCAGTCACGCTTCTTTTCCGGCCAATCTAGGCACGCCACGAATCATTACTGGGCCTTTCCAGTACATGAATGGTCACAACTACATCATGACCATTGACGGGTTCATCTATATGTCGTCCTTGACGACGGCACAGAACCCCGACATTACGACCTGGAACACGCTCGCAACGGTGACTGCATCTCAGTACCCCGATGGTGGTATCGGGGTCTTTAGATATATGCACCATTTGCTGGCCTTCGGCAAGGACAGCGTTGAGTTCTTCAATGATGCCAGTAATCCGCCCCCAGGCTCTACATTGGAACGCACCGACCAAGCCTTCATCAAGTTCGGGGCGTTGTCCCCCAAGCTGATCCAGAACTTCGATGACACGATCTACTGGGTGGCTTATGGTTCCAATGACTCTTTCGGGGTGTGGAAGATGACTGGCTACACCCCCGAGAAGATTTCAGACCTAAAGATAGATTCCTCCCTATTGGCTAATCTTGCCGGTTCTGCATCCCTCCATTATCAGAACATGCAGTGTGTGGTGCTGGCAGGGCGCAAACACTTGTTGCTGAATGGCATGACCTACTTCACCCCGGCAGATGTGTTCTCTGGAAGTGTGTCAGACACTAATCTGGTGACATCCGGCATCACCGCGAGAGCGGCAACACTTGCTTACAGCATTGATGACAAGATTTGGTGGGGGCTTAATTTACTCTCTCAGTACCAGCAGGCATTTCCTGTTGTTACCACATCATTCAATGCAACCGCCCAGTTGGGAAACTACCGCCAGTATATGTTCATGGCACCGCAGAGCGCGAGTGGTGGTGATGCTGTCTCCAGCTGCCGCGTGGTGTACTTCCGCCAAACACAGCCCGGCAACACTCAGTACATTGATGTGAACCCCACGGCGGGAGTTGATTCCCCTATCGGCATTGTCATTGCAGTGCCGCCATACTGGTTCCAGACAGAGCGTCGTAAACGCATCAATAAGATAAAAGTAATCATGGACGGATGGGTGCAACCCGGCACTGATTCCAGTGTGTACGCACTTTACATCATCCTCACCCCAGACAATGTATTTGACACATCTGGAAGCACACACCTGCAATCTCGACGCATTGTAATCCCCACAGCAGATCAACGGTACTACGACAACAACTGGGGAATGCACCGAGTGCTGAATATGTGCTTGGTATCTATCACATCAGACCCTATGCGGATTCGTGCTGTAGAGGTTGATGTAGCACAAGGAACTGCGTAAGCAGAGGAGCTTAAATTGGCGGTTTTGGCGAAATGGTACGACTCAGTTTGTAAGAAAGCATTGGATGCCTCATTAGCGTCCACATCGACGCTCGGGAGCGCTTCGATCTCCATAGCCTCGCAACCGATGAAGGTTGCTTTGCTGACTTCCAGCTATACCTTCTCATCGTCGCACACCGTCTATGCCGACCTCACTAATGAATTGGCGAACGGGAACGGTTACACCACAGGTGGGGTTGCTCTTGGCACTGTAGCATGGACACAATCTGGCGCAGTAACTAACTTCTCTTGTGCTAACCCTTCATGGACTGCTAGTGGTTCTGGTATTCCAGCATTCCGTTATGCTGTGTTCTACTGCACCTCAACTCTGTTGACCATTGTGAAGCCTCTATTGCTGTTGTTTGATAACAATGGCTCAGACGTGGCTGCGACAGCTTCCGGTTCCAACTTAGTCCTCACACTCAATGCCACGGGGTTGTTTCAGGTCGGACATAGTTAAGAGGTTGTCGAGTGACTACGATTAACCTCACGGTTGCGGCTAATGTAAATAACTATAATCCATTTGTCCAAGCGGGTTCTCCTTCGGGCGTTGTGGATGTTATTATTACAGTCAATGCAGGAGTCGTAATTGGTAGTGCCACAACTCAGGCAGCTTTTCGGAGTCACGGCGGCTTCTTTGCTGCCGGTAGCACCGTTACAATTATCAATAATGGTTCCATTCTTGGCCGTGGTGGTAACGCTGGTGCTGGCGGTTCTGTTGGTTTCAATGGCCAGGCTGGGAGTAATGGTGGCGACGCTATCAAGTTAACAGAAAACACTACCCTCATTAATAATGGCCTTATCAACGGCGGTGGTGGGGGTGGTGGAGGTGGTGCTGGTGGTTCTGGTACGGTTGGTCAGGGCGGTGGTGGAGGAGGAGGGGAGGGGTCTGATGGCGGGAATTTGGGCGCAGGGTGGGTCAATGGCACTAATGGAACGGCATCGGCTGTTGGCACTGGTGGGGCCGGTCAACCGGGCAACCGAGGAGACGGAGGTGCCGGTGGTGCTGGTGGAGAGTTGTCTGGAGGTAATCCTGCCGTTCCCGGTAGCGATAGTGGCCTTAACTTGGGCGGGGCAGCAGGTTCAGCGGGCCAAGCAGTCAATCTAAATGGCTTCACGCTTACCCTAAGCAATGGAATGACGTTGCCGTTGGCGACATTAACGCTGACGGCCTTAATACCGACGTTCAATGCAGGTGGGGGCATGACCCTCCCACTTGCAACACTGACCTTGACGGCATTTCCTCCGGTAGCGATGGGAGTGGTGGCAACAGCCACAAGCTACAATGGTGCTGGAGCCAGAGGCAGGCTGTCCAAGCCCCCTTTCAATGAAGGTATTCCAGACACTCTCTGGAACTGGCACCTCAAGACATGGCGATGGGCTGAAGGGGACAGCAAGCCAGAAGTCAGCAAGACCGCATCCTTTACCGCATCAGACGCCTTCCTTTATCCGGTTGATGCCACGGCAGGAAGCATCGTTGTAACGCTGCCTAAAGCAGCTACGATGGGAGGCAAGAAGTTTGTCATCAAGAAGACAGACTCTTCGGCCAACACAGTTACGGTCACGGCAGACACCCTCCTACCGGACCTTGTTGATGGCTCGGCCACCAAGGTTCTCACTGCTCAGTATGACAGTCTTGTTGTGCAGGCAGACGGCATCTCAAGATGGTGGAAGATCGCAGCAAGTGCAACGGGCGGCGGCGGGGGCAGTTCTCCCTTGACCACCAAGGGCGACATCTGGGGTTACGACACCGCCGACAATCGCATCCCCATTGGTGCTAACAACTCTGTTCTTACCGCTGATAGCACCAAAGCACTGGGACTGAAGTGGGCACCTTCCAGCGGTATCTACTACAACGTCATGTCTTATGGTGCTGTTGGTGATGGTGTGACAGACGACACGGCAGCGTTCCAAGCAGCCCATGATGCAATGGTTACTTCTGGAGGCACGGTGTATGCCCCCAGCAACACATACAAAATAGCCGGAACCATCAATTTATCGAAGTCAATGACTTTGCTTGGAGACGGCAGAGGCTCAACGATATTAAGCACCAGTTCCGGCACCGCTGACATTTTATTGTTGTCTGGGGTACAGCAAAGAATAAGCAACATCCAATTAACCACTTCCGTTGGACGATCTGCTGGAGCATATATCAATTGTAATGGCTCATCCTCCAGAACCACGATAGATAACGTAGAGATGCTGGGATGGTATCGAGGAATTACCTATGCTGGTATCGCCACTCTTGATGTGAGCAATTGCGTCTTCTTTAATGGTGTTGCCACAACTGGTATCGGTATCGATTTTCAGACGGGTCAGGACGTGCGTATTACCAATACCACGATGGACAACACCCTAGGTTCGGAGCCAGCGGCCGGTATCAATGTTCAGGTTTGCGGTGCCATCGTTATCTTGAATTGTGACATCATTCATTTTATTAACGCGTTGGCTGTTTTTCCCGGCAATGGTCAGAATGTTGCATCTTTGTGGTGTGATAACTCTTTCTTTGATACTTGCACGCTGCATGGGAT